ATAAATCTTTTCCAGAAATAATTCAATGCTTCTGTAGTAGATAAATCATATCCTTCTGGAGCAAAAGATTCAATTTTAACTTCACCGCCTTCTCCCTTTGAAGGAAATATATATTGTTTTGCAAATGAAAAATTAGGTGTTCCATTTATAGTTACTTCACCACTATGATAATCAATAGTAACATCTTCCTTCCACATTGCACGTAATTCGGATAAGCGTGTTCTGGCTTTAACTTCTGATTGTGTACCAATCGGAACTATAATTCTCATACGATATTGAGAATTGATAACGTTCCAGATAATGCGAGTATTTTCCATTGTACGGAGCATATTAAATGCTCTTACAAGTCTTTCCACATATGATAAACGAGATATAAAATTTCCTCTAGCCCAAGAAATATAAATTAAGTTTCCATCAAGAAGTTCTCTTTGTTTTTCAGAATCTCCTCTAAATTGAATCCATACTCTAAAATCGTGATCATCTTTATCTTTTCTCATTTCAGGTTCAAGAGTAATAGGATCAAGTTCTTTGAATCCTATAACATTTTTTGCAGGTTCACTGCCTTCTCCGTCATAAATAATTTCAAAAGCAAGAAAACCATCAATCAAAAACTTTTTAGCATAATGCCACCCATCATGACCAGTATTGAATCCAAATGCATAATAGACTTTTTTGAATGACTCATTAATATCATCAACAATTTCTTTTGCTTTTTCAGCTTTTAAAACAGATTTTAAGTTTTTAGTATTTGGATATGCAAAGAAATTAGCATCATCTAATATGATTGTTTCATCTGCAATAATTTCAATAACATGCTCTATTTCACCATTCATTGCAAATCTACGAAGAAAATCACGACGAGTTGCATATTCACGGTCAAAGAAAGCAATAAATTCTTTTTGCCCGATATCCATTCCTGAAGCTAATTGATGTTGTCCATAAAGACTATACATCGAATCTTCAGTCATTTCAGTTATGCCAATAGCTTTTGATTGTTTTATTATCCGATCGTCAACTTTCATACCAAGTACGCTCAAATAACGTATGTTCCGTTGTATGTTATCTAGAAATGATAAAGATCTGGTATCAAGATTTCGCAATGAATAGCCCGCCATTTTTCTTTTTATTATTTATTTATATATTCTTTTTTAATTTGCATTTATCACCATGCCATTTTGTATAATTTAAACATGAAATTTCTTTATTACAATGTGGGCATATTCTTGTAGGTTGTTTTTTTCCTATTTTTGATTCGCTTATATGTTTACAATGTTCTTCCGCTAATTTTTTTTCAGTTCTAGCTTTACTCATTCTATCTTTCATATTATTCATACGAATGTTAGCTTCATCTATTCCATATTTTATAATCCAAGTTTCCATTAAAGTTTTTCCATACATTGGATTATTTTTTCCTTTTGCTGTTCCTTTAGTGATTCTACTAATTGACACATTTCTCCCAAATTCTTTCTTACGTTTTTTTCCTTTTAAAACGGAGGGTTTTCCCTTTAATGCTTTAGATATATTATTACAGTGTTCTTCTGTTTTTTCATAATTTTTAAGTGCATTACTAATTTTTTCATTCCATGTAATTTTTCTTCCCAATAATTTCTGCCTCATTTTTTCTATTGATTCTGGAGTATTTGTTCCAGGAATTCCACCATTAGGATTAATATTATATCCATTAGGAGCTAATGTATTAAATTGTTTTATATATTTTTCTTGAGCTAAACTTGCTTCTTTGCGTGTGTCAAACCATTCTAAAATTTCTTTAAAGAAATTATCTTTTCCGTATTTTTTAATAGCACTATTTAATATAGACCCGCTGCCTAAATAATATCTTCCATTTATAGTATGATCACCTACATATTGTTTTCCATTAACTAGATTAGTTGTTAAATATACGTAATGTATTTTATTTTCCATTTTCTTGTATTTCTTTATTTTCTGGAAGTTTATACAAAAAAGTCCTATTACTAATCTTTTTATAGATTATGTTCCCATTACGCCTCCAATTATTTAATGTTTGTTTACAAATTCCAAACATCTTAATAATTTGTTGATATGTATACCATTCTTCCATATAATTATATATCTATGAAATTTTTATCACTTTTACCTTTTTTTAACTTAAATGAAGTTTTTTATTTTAATTTATAGTATAAATCATGAATATTTTTCAAGTTCATCTTTTTGAATGCGTTTTTAGGATCATAAAATGATATATATGCCCATTCTTCAAATTCTATCATTCTTAGTTGTTTTACATTTGGATGATTATATTTCCTATACCCATAATTAAAATATGCATTTTGCTTCTTACTGAATGCTTTAATCATTTCTTGACTCTTGTGTGTTAATGATTGCACAATAAATTTTTTATTGATTGCAAGTTTATTATTTTCTGTTAATTCTTCTATATCTTCAAAAAATGTTTTATATAATTCATAATATTCTTTAAAAAATTTCAATCTCTCTAGATTAGGAAGCATATTAAAATTAATTCCTGAAAAAGATTTCATAGGAGAAATAGTTGTACAGAATACTATAGGAGCAAAATCTATAAATTCCTTTTGTTTTCCTTGATCTATTAAAATTAATATTTCTTTAGATATATACCAGAATGTATAAATCATTCCGGGAATGGGCATTCCAAAATTATATAATTTAATTAAAGATTCTTGATCTGTTGAATCAATTTCAATTAACTTATCAAAACCCTTTAAATTTAAATTAAGATAATTGGTGAATAATCTATCAAATGCAATATCTTTAATGTTATTGATATGACTTAATTGTTCATGTATAACTATCGGTGATTCCATATTGATATAAAGAATTTTCCTGCCATTTTTTCTAATTGTACTTCTGTAAAAATATAGAATTTTGCATTTACTTTATTTGCATATGCATTCATTGCCGCCCATTTTGCTTCATTAATTAAATAATCTTTAGCATCTTTAACGAATTTTCTTTGTTCTCTAAGAGGAGCAGTTTTTAGAGGAGGCACAGGTTTTTTTAATTTTTCTGATGGTTTTATTTCTATAAACCATTTTTCAGTAGTTTCTTCATCTTTTTTTACTTGTACCCAAAAATCTACATTATAATTTTTGATTTCCCAATTTTTAGGATCATTGGGATTTAATCCATATTTTTTACATTCATCAAGTTTAGAGATTCGATCATAGTATGGAATCTTTGTAGGCTCGCTTGACCAGTGAATAATTGAGGGTGATGAATCACACCATCTGCAAAATGCTAATTCCCACCCGCTACGATAGATTATTAAATTAGGATCTCCAATATATTTTTCTGGAAATCTTAATTTATATATTTTGTGAAGAAAACCTTGATGGGTTTCTCCTTTTTTGAGATTTCCACTTTCATTAAAATGATTTTGTCTTGGTTGATTCCAACGCTTGTATGATTCATTATAAGCCATCAATTTATTATATATTATAAATCTTATTACTTGAGATACTTATTTTCTTACTCTTGGGAAAATTACCATAGCCTAATTTCCTCCATGCTTTCGCTGTACCGTTTTTGATAATTTGAGTGAAATAAGCAAAAGCATTTAGAGATTTTTCAGGATCATAACCTCTCCAATATAAATAACAATCCATAATTGAGAATGATATGCAATCTTCTCGATCTTCTGCATAAATATAAGTTAATTTGGTTGAAAATTTTTTTGCCATTAATATAAGCATATCTAATGCTTCTGGAGTTAATTTATCTTGTACTTTTGATTTGATAATCTCTGCACGAAGATCTGAATTTTTTACATGGATAGGCATATAATTAACTTTTAATTAAATTTTAATTTATATAGATAAAAACATAACAAGTTTTAAATATGCATTTTTTTGCATCATTTATTTATTTTTCTTACATTAATTTTTAAATCAGGAATTGTATCATTAATGTTTTTTGAATCATCGGGTTGATAAGCTTTGGATAATTTATTAAAAGATTCATTTAATAGATTTATTTTGTCTGTTAAATCTTGATTATTTGAATTATTAATTAAAAAATTAAACTTGCTATTTACATTATAATTTAGTTCATTAACAAGTGTATATATGTTTTTTAAATCCTGTGATGATTGTTCATTATATTCCTTTTGAGATATCTTATATAATTCAAAACTATTTATAAGATTATTTATTGCATTAATACTTTGTTCAATTTTTGCTATTTCTTCCGTTTTACTTTTATCAACTTTTCTAGAAATGAAAAAATATGAACCTACTATTATAAGTGCAATAATTATTATGTACTTTAAAACTGTGGGAAGTTTTTCCCAAAAAACGTTAATATTAAATTTTGTAAATTCAAGTTTTGGCATTATATATGTCTAGCTTTACATCGATACTCTTTAAAAGAGTCTTTTTTTATTATATTTTATTATTTTTTAAACAGATAATGTACGCAACATCGCTTTTGGCATTGTCTGCATTTCTTGAGCTTCACCTTGACCTTTTATGACTCTGACGGGATCTGCATCACCAATTGCTTCAGTATAATCAATTGCATTTATTAAAATATTATCTAAAACTGTTTCTGTTTCTTCATCTATGATAACACCTGGAACATAATTATCTTCGTTTGCAAAATCATTTATATCTTCAAGTATCCTTATTTGATGTTTTGGCATAAATGTTTTATTGCCTTCCATGAGAACTTTTACTTGTTGATCATCTGTTGCATTATTCCATGAACTATATTTAACATAACAATCATTGAATTTTATAGGAACATTACCAAGATAAATCGCACATCTGACATATTGTTCAAATAATAATGCTTGAGTTTTTTCATCAAATTTCATATGAGGCTTTGTTGTTAAATCAGGTTTCTTGTTTTCTTTAACTTTTGAAGGATCTACTAATTGTGTATTTCCTTGAATTTGAACTATAACTTGCCCGCCAATTTCTCCAATAACGAAACCTTTTTTCCCATCTAACTTGACTGCGTCGCCAATTTGCACAGATTCATTAAGAGGCTTATATTCTAATTCTTCATCACTATTAATAGTTTCATTTATATCATTTTCTGCCATGTCTATATTTATTTTTTATGATTATATATAATAAAAATTGATTTGTTGTTTCATTTATTTTTTAGGTCTTTTTAAAAATACTTTTTTAGTTTTTACTGGTTTAACTGGTTTAGCGTCTGAAATATCATTTGGATTTTTATCTTCTTCTTTCTTGAATTTTTTCCTTTCTAATTCTTTTTCTGGAGGTCCACCAGCAGCTTCTTCTTTTCTCTTTTTTTCTTCTTCAGATTCTTCATCTTCAGGTTTTTCTAATTCAACACTCTTATCTTCTTCATCACCTAAATTAAGTTCATCTTCACCTTCACCTTCTTTCGGTTTTTCTTCAACATTTCCTAATTCTCCAGGTTTTTCTTCACCTTCTTCATCACCCTCTTTATCTTTACCTTCAATGTCTTTTTTAGCATCTTCAACATCTGCTTTAGCTTCAAGTTCATCTGCTCCTAAATTAACTTCATCTCTTTCTTCAGAAGGTTGATCACTTAATAATTCAGCTTTGTCATCATCAAATGTAATTGCTGATGAAGGTTTTTCTGATGAAGGCAAATTTGACATACCTACTTCAGTACCAAATTCATCACCTTCAACACCTGGTTCTGTTCCACCTTCTTCTCCTTTAGCTGAAGTAGCACCTGTTGGAACAACTACAGTATAACTTTTATCAGTTTGATCATCTTGAACAGTAATAACTAAATTTTCAACTACATTAGTAAACTTTTCAACTTCATTAAGATAATTTTTATAATCATTTTTAACTTCATCTAATTCTTCTTGTAATGCAATTACAACAGCTTCTTTGACTTTAGATCCATAAATTTCAAAATCTCCTTCACTAATTTCATTATTTGAAAAATATTCTATTTTTTCATTTAATGTTTTAATATAATCTGAATATTCTTTCTTTGTATCATCAATTTCTGCTAAAATCTTTTCTTTATTTGGAAGAATATCTTCAAATGTCTTAGAAACATCAAATCTCATATGTTCCATCATAACCCTTTCAGCTTGAATTGGATTGATATTTCTATAAAAAGTTGATTTATTGTTAAATGGATCAAAGGTTGTAATAAAAATGTTATCTCTTAATTTAAATACATCAGCAGCATGATTTTCATTTTCTTTAAGATATATTT